CTGTCAAAAAAATGCGTGGTGGCGGTATGGTTAAAAAAATGCGTGGTGGTGGCATGATGAAGAAAATGAAAGCAGGTGGTGCTGTCAAAAAAATGCGTGCAGGTGGAATGGCTAAGAAAATGCGTGCAGGTGGAATGGCTAAGAAAATGCGTGGCGGAGGTATGGTTAAAAAACTTCGTGGCGGTGGAATGGTCAAGAAGATGAAAATGGGCGGTGAGTTAANAGANTTAAGNGGTGATAANAAAGTTACTAAAAAAGATGTGTTAATNGCTAGAGGTGTTTTAGATAAAAANGGTAANTTAAAGAAAAAAACTAAAAAGAATATGGCATAAACCATGACAACTTCAGGATCAAAAAANTTTGAACTAGATGTTTCAGACTACATCGAAGAAGCTTTTGAAAGATGTGGGGTTGAAGTACGCACTGGTTATGATTTAAAAACAGCGAAACGCTCACTAAATCTATTGTTAGCTGATTGGGCAAATCGAGGACTAAATCAGTGGACAATCAAACAAACCACCGTAACATGTATATCAGGCACAGCGTCTTATAATTTAGATGCAGATACGATTGATATTTTATCTGTTGTTGTAAGACGAGATAATACAGATTATGGTATTGAAAGATTAAGTAGAGATGAGTATTTAAATATTCCAGATAAAACAAGTACGGGCAGACCTTCACAGTTTTTTCTTGATAGACAAATAACTCCAGTTTTAAAGGTTTGGACAACTCCTGAAAACAGTACCGATCAACTTATCTTTGACCGATTGGTTAGGATAGATGATGCGGATACTTTTAAAAATACTATGGAAGTGCCTTTTAGATTCTATCCATGTTTAGCCGCAGGACTAGCTTATTATATTTCTATTAAGAAAGCACCTAATAGAACACAGTTTTTAAAAGCGATATATGAGGAAGAGTTTGAAAGAGCTATGACAGAGGATAGAGATAGAGCATCCTTTAATGTTGCACCAAGCTTAGAGTATTATAGGGTTAACTAATGTCAAAGTACGCTGTTGGTAAAAAAGCTTTTGGAATATCAGACCGTTCTGGTTTTCGCTATCCACTACATAGGATGAAAAAAGAGTGGACAGGAATGTTGGTAGGGTTTGATGAGTTTGAAAGAAAACACCCACAGTTAGAACCTAGACGTAAGTTTTCAGATGCTCAAGCCATAAAAAACCCTAGACCAGATAGAGTTGAACCGTTGATAGTAGCAGTGGGTGTTCCTTTAGTTGAGGGACCAACTTTCAGACCTACTATTGGAATCGGACAAATTAGTGCTGTTACCGTGGATGCTCCTTCAGATGTTTCACCTGACGGAGTAGCAGGAACAGGAAATGTTGGATCAGTTACAGTGAGTACACCATGAGTTTTACATTAGCCACTTTAAAAACAGCAATACAAGATTATGCTGAAAATGATGAGACTACTTTTGTTAATCATTTAAATGATTTTATTAAAGCTGCAGAAGAACGTATATTTAAAAACATTCAGTTAAGTTTTTTTATAAAAAACAGCACGGGGTCTATGACTTCATCAAATCAATTTTTAGCTTTACCGTCTGATTATTTAGCATCTTTTTCGTTATCTTTTACTAATGCAAGTAATGAAAAAGTATTTTTAGATTTAAAAGATACAGACTATGTTCAGTCCTATAATCCTAACCCTAGCACAACAGGAACCCCAAAATATTACGCTGTTTTTGATATTAGTAATTTTATTATTGGACCTACTCCAGATAGCAATTATTCTGTAGAGTTACACTATTATTACCGTCCTGCAAGTTTAACAGTTGGAGCAGATAGTGGTACGACATGGTTGAGCACTAATGCACCCTTTGCTTTATTGTATGGTAGTTTATTAGAAGCTTATACTTATATGAAAGGTGAGCAAGACATGTCTGCTATGTATGAAAAAAGATTTACTCAAGCTCTTACTGAATTAAAGATGTTGGGTGAAGCAAAAGAAACAACAGACCAGTATAGAACTGGAATGGTTATTAGACCAAAACAATAGGGGATTTTTATGTTTGATATGCAAGTGGGTTTATCTAAAGATTTTAAAGTTAATGTTAAAACCACAGAAAACAAAGGGCATAGTATTGAAGAATTAGCTGAAAGATGCACAGATAAAATAGTATCTGTTTCTGATTACGCTAAACCTGAAGTAAAAGAACAAGCACATGCTTTTAAAAAACGTATCAAGCAACTTATAGAACTATACATGCAACAAGCTGTTAAAAGTGACAGAACAACCGTGTATAATGCTATAATAAATGCTGGACAACCAAAACTTGCTGAACTAATAAGGAGATTATAACATGGCTTTTTCAGGCAATTTCATGTGTACGAGCTTCAAAAAAGAATTATTGGAAGCTAAACACAATTTTTTAAACTCAGGTGGTAATACATTTAAACTTGCAATGTATACTAACAGTGCGTCATTTAATGCAGCAACCACTGCATATACTACAAGTAATGAGGTATCTGGAACAGGATACAGTGCAGGTGGTGGAACTTTAACTAGGGTAGACCCCTCAAGTTCTGGAACAACTGCTTTTACAGACTTTAGTGATTTAACCTTTTCATCAGCTACTATTACAGCTAGAGGTGCTTTAATTTATAACGACAGTGCATCAGGTGATCCAACGGTTGTAGTTCTAGATTTTGGCGGAGACAAAACTTCTACCGCAGGTGATTTTACAATACAGTTTCCGACAGCAGATGCGTCAACAGCTATTATAAGAATAGCGTAAGGAGCCAATAAATGGCTCTTGTTTTAAAAGACCGTGTAAAGGAAACTACGACCACTACNGGTACAGGAACAGTTACTNTAGCAGGAGCTGTTACAGGGTTTGATGCGTTTTCTGAAATAGGAAATAGTAATACAACTTATTATGTCATAGCTCATCAAACAGCAGATGAGTGGGAAGTGGGTCTTGGGACATATACATCTTCTGGCACTACTTTGGCTAGAACAACGGTTTTATCCTCTTCAAATTCAGGTTCAGCAACCAATTTTTCAGCAGGAACTAAAGATGTTTTTTGTGCTTATCCTGCGGGTAAATCTGTAAATTTAGATGCAAGTGGTGATGTAACAATTAGCACAGGTTTTTTACGAGCAACAGAAGTTGAAGCGTCAAATGGAATAATGGCAAACGCTACCACGGTTTCTGCTAATTACACCGTTCCAACAAATTATAATGCACTAAGTGCAGGACCTATTACTATAGATTCAGGAATAACAGTTACTGTGCCATCAGGTTCCGTTTGGACTGTAGTGTAAATGTTTTTTTCTGACACCCCATTTGCGTCCGCACCTTTTTCATCATTAGGTGGGTTATCAGTAAATATATCAGCCACAGGTGTTTCAGCCACAGGTGGAGTAGGTAGTGTAACGGTAACAGGTGTTGCTAATATCACGGTTACAGGAGTAGCAGGAACAGGGAACGTAGGTGGTGTTACCGTTGCAGCCGAAGCTAATGCTCCTGTTACAGGTTTAGTAGCAACAAGTGGAGTTGGCAGTGTTACTGTCACAGGTGTCGCTAACGTAACTCCTACAGGAGTAGCAGGAACAGGAAACGTAGGTAGTGCTACTGTTTTGGCTGATGCAAACACTAGTGTTACAGGAGTTTCAGCTACTGGAAATATAGGTAGTGTTACTGTTGATGGAGAAGCTAATGTACCTGCTACAGGATTAGCAGCCACTGGAAATGTAGGCGGTGTCACTGTTGCCGCAGGATCAACTACTGTTATTACAGGAGGTCTTCAAGCATTAGGGCTTACAAATGCAGTAACGGTAAAATCTAATGCTGATGTTGATGTTANAGGATTAGAAGCTAGTGGACAAGTTAATGGAGTTGTGGTATGGATAACAGTTGTGCCAAATCAAACACCGAGTTATAATGAGGTAGTTCCATCTCAAAGTCCAACATGGACAGAGGTAGAACCTGAACAAACACCAAACTGGAGAAGAGCAGCGTAAATGCCAAGTACATATACAACCAATTTAGGTATTGAAAAAATAGAAACAGGAACCCAAAGTGGAACTTGGGGGGATACAACTAATACTAATTTAGATTTAATTGATGAAGCAATTAATGGAATTGTTACCGTAACTTTATCTTCTGCGGGTAGTTCAGGTTCACCAAATACATTACCTATTACAGATGGTTCAAGCTCAAACGGTAGAAACAAATATATAGAATTTAATGACGGTAGCGATTTAGGTGCTACTGCGTATGTGCAACTAACACCAAATGATGCAGAAAAGATTGTGTTTATTCGCAACAGTCTATCTGGTAGTAGAAGTATTATTATNTTTCAAGGNACNTANAATGCGTCAAATGATTTTGAAATACCTAATGGTAAAGATGTNGTTTTAAAGTTTGANGGNGGTGGAACAGGTGCAACGGTTACTGTTTTACAAGCTAATGAAAAAAGAACAGGCTCGTTTGAAGTTGATAATTTAAAACTTGACGGTAATACGCTTTCNGCCACTGATACAAATGGTAATGTAAATCTTACAGCAAGTGGCACAGGGTATGCTAATGTTACAGGCACAGGACAGTTAAAACTTCCTGTGGGCACGACTGCACAAAGAAGTGGAAGTGCAGCCAGTGGTATGATAAGATTTAACAGCACCTTAAGTAAGTATGAAGGTTATGATGGTAGTGCTTGGGGACAGTTAGGTGGTGGTGCAACGGGNGGTGGATCAGATGAAGTTTTTGTAGAAAANGACCAAACGGTAACATCAGATTACACAATCNGCACGAATAAAAACGCAATGTCCACTGGTCCAATAACAATTAATTCTGGAGTTACTGTAACTGTGCCAAGTGGCAGTAATTGGGTAGTTTTATAAGGAGAGATTTATGGCAATAACTATTAATGGAACAAGTAATGGTAAAATTAACAATACCTCTTTTAGCACAACTACTGGTAATGNANTAACNACAGGAGATAGTGGNACNNTTACNGNANNAATGTTAAATNGT